CTTACGGGCTAATTCCGATCAATTTGATCGGCGGTCAGGTGTTTGCTGGTGCTACTCGTCAGATCCCCATTCAGACTGGTGAAACAACCGCTATTTTCTATGGCGACGTTGTCAACCTGACCACTGATGGCACGATCCGGAAGATGGCTACCACAGACGCTGGCGCTGTTGTTGGTGTTTTCCTTGGTTGCACCTACGTCGATCCGACCTATGGTCTGACCTTCCGTCAGTATTACCCCGGTGGCCTTTCAAACACCACGATGACTGCATACGTGCAGGACGATCCGGATGCTTTGTTTAAGGCTGCAGTGTGTGCTACTGGCACTACCACCATCAGTTACTTGAACCGTACTGATGTAAACCGTAACGCTGCTCTGGTTCAGAACCCCGGTTCTACAGCCACTGGAGATTCACGGGTTGCAGTAAATAATGCCTCTAACACGACTGATGCTCTTCCCTTGCGGATTGTTGACGTTGTGCCTGAGACAGCAATTGCAGGCTACCCCGGTTCTTACACGGAAGTCATCGTGAAGTGGAACTTTGGAATCCACCGTTACTACAACTCTACTGGTGTATAAGGAGATTCTAAATGGCTATTTCACGCGCACAACTACTGAAGGAACTCCTCCCCGGCCTGAACGCTCTGTTCGGCATGGAGTATGCTCGCTATGGTCAAGAGCATAAAGAGATTTTCGATACCGAGACCTCTGAGCGCTCCTTTGAAGAAGAGACCAAACTGTCTGGCTTCTCAGCCGCACCTGTCAAGAACGAGGGCTCTGCCATCGCTTATGACAACGGTCAAGAGGCATGGACTGCTCGCTATAACCACGAAACCATTGCTCTGGGCTTCTCGCTGACGGAAGAGGCAATTGAGGACAACCTCTATGACTCTCTGTCCAGCCGGTATACCAAGGCTCTGGCTCGTGCTATGGCTTACACCAAAGAAGTTAAGGCCGCTTCTATCCTGAACAACGGCTTTGACTCCGACTACACTGGTGGTGATGGCGTTCCTCTGTTCGCTAACAACCATCCGCTAGTCTCTGGTGGCACCAACAGCAACATTCCTTCCACTCCTTCGGACCTGTCTGAAGCCGCCCTTGAGGCTGCTGTTATTCAGATCGCCGCTTGGACGGATGAGCGTGGTCTGCTGATTGCTGCAAAGCCGCGTAAACTCGTTATTGCTCCGTCGAACATGTTCGTTGCGACTCGTATTCTTGAGACCGAACTGCGTGTTGCTACGGCTGATAACGACATCAACGCTCTGAAGAGCAATGGTTCGATCCCCGAGGGTTACACTGTAAACCACTGGTTGACCGACCCGGATGCTTGGTTCCTGACGACTGATGTTCCGAATGGTCTGAAGCACTTCGTTCGTACCCCGATGGCAACGTCGATGGACGGAGATTTCGACACCGGTAACGTCCGTTACAAGGCCCGTGAGCGTTATTCGTTCGGATGGTCTGATCCCCTTGGCGTGTTTGGCTCTGCTGGCTCGCCCTGATAGGGTGTTGTAAGAGAGGGGGGTTGCAAAACCCCCCTTTTGCTGTATTCTCAAGGTACTAGGATTTTTTATTTACTCTTATCGACTGACCTAGCAGACTTAGTAGAGACGATAAGAGGATGTGCTACTACACGAAAGGATCGTCATGGCACGTACTACTTTCTCCGGACCAGTAGCGTCCGACAATGGTTTTCTCCCCCCTGTAGTTCTTACGGCTGATCTCCCGATTGCTGCTGATACTCCTGTTGGAGCGGTTTATATCGTCTCTGATAACGGTGCTGGCGACAACGAGTATTGCCTCGTAATTAATACTGGGTCTGCTTGGGTTACGGCTATCGGCGCTGCACTGTCTTAATAAGGGGGCTTTATGGGCATGCAATATGATGTCTTTGCGTCGGCCCCAGTAACTTCAGATGGACAGTTAGAAGATGCCTCTGGGGCAAACGTATTATCGCGGCTGCGAATAAAGACTATTTACGGAACTTGCGGTACTGATCCGGGAACAGTCACGTTGTATGACGGGGGTAGCAATTCTTCTCCCGTGCTTATTACTATGGAAGTTCCTAACGATACTGCCCAAGGTACGTACTGGCTACCAATGCCCGGTGAGGGTATTTTGGCAGCAGATGGTGTTTACGCAGAATTAGTAAACGTCGCTTCAGTAATGATCATTTACGGATAACCAAACAAATGCAAAATCAAAAAGGTTACACGTTAGCAGGTAAGAAGATCTTTTTCGGTATTCCTGCTTACGACCACAAAGTCTCTTTAAAACAAGCAATTTCTCTAATGCGGTTTGCTCAAGAAGCGCCGCCTCATGGGATAGAGGCCGCTGTAGGAAGTATTTGTGGGTGCTCCGTGGTATCACGGGCACGTAATCTTTTGGTTGCAGACTTTTTAGAGTCTGATGCAACGGACCTGATGTTTATTGATGCGGACATTAATTTTGATCCGCAAGACATCTTCCGGCTTTTGGCATGGGTATCCGAACCTAATATTGGGATCGCGGCTGGCATTCCTTGTGCTCGTAAGGTTGAGAAAACCTACATCGTCACATTGGATGAGGAAAACGACCAGTTGACTATGAATCCTATGGGTTTGGTTCGCGCCAAGCGAGTGGCTACTGCGTTCATGATGATCAAGCGCAAGGTTCTTGAGGACTTAGTCGAGAAGAATCCTCAGTGGAAATATTGGGATGATCGCAGTAATCGGTGGCTGTCCGCAGTCTTTGACTTCATGGTCAAGGACGATTCTTACGTTGGTGAGGATTATCTGTTCTGTGATCGCGCCCGTGAGATTGGATACGAAGTCTGGGTTGATCCAACTATCAAACTAGGTCACATGGGGACCATTGAGTATGAAGGTGACTTTGGCCGTGAAGCCTTCTATCCACGGCTAGTTCAGAACGAGAAGGTGTCAAATGGCTAAGACTCCGGCATGGCAACGCAAAGAAGGTAAGAACCCCAAGGGTGGTTTGAACGCCAAGGGGCGTGCTTCTTATAACGCTGCTAACCCCGGAAAGCCCGGATTAAAGGCACCGCAGCCTGAAGGTGGTGCTCGTAAAAAGTCGTTTTGTGCTCGCATGACTGGTATGAAAAAGAAGTTGACCAGCGCCAAAACGGCTAACGACCCTAATAGCCGGATCAATAAGTCGCTTAGAGCATGGAAGTGCTAAATGGAAATGATGCTTTGGAACATGGTATTGACAGCACTGCTGGGTGTCTTGGCCTATGTTGGGCACGAGAAATCGTCGGAAATCCAGCGCCTCAGTATCCTTTTAAACAAAACACGCGAGGAGGTGGCCCGTGATAACGTCACTCAAGCAGAAATTGACAAACTTGTGGATCACATTGATGCAAGGTTTAACCGCCTTGAAGACAAAATTAACCAACTTATTCAAAAGGGGTAAGTGATGGCTGAAGATTCTGCCCGCACAAAGATGCTTAGAGAGGCTCCAGTCGATGAAGACATGGGGCCGATTAAACGTGCGGTTAAATCAGGCGCTGTAAAAGTCAGCGAACTGTTGGATCGCATGGGCATGAAGCAAGAGAAGGAATACGAAGGCAAGTCCAAAGAAGAACTTGCTGTTAAGAAGCGTGCTGGTGGAATGATTGGATCGGCTTCAAAGCGGGCTGATGGTTGCGCACAGCGCGGTAAAACTAAAGGAAGGATGGTTTAAAAATGACTAAATATGTAGCAGGTTATACGGGTCCGATGCTCCCAGCGGCTCCACCAAGAGATAATGTTATGACGCCCACACTAGGTAGTCCGGGTATGGGTCGTGGTCCGATGGGTCGTGGTCCTCGTGGTCCTATGGGTGGTCCGGGTAGACCTATGCCTTCCAGAATGAAAAAAGGCGGCTCAGTTAAATCTTCTGCTTCTAAACGTGCTGACGGTATCGCTACCAAAGGCAAGACTAGAGGGAAAATGGTATGAAAAAGAAGGTTAAACGCTATCAAGATGGCGGATTAGCCGGTATTGCCCAGTCTGCTCAAGACTTAATGGGTAGCGTCGATAGTATGGCTAACACCATTAATTACGGCTCTGGCACTGTTGGTAGTGCAACTCAGCCAGTTGGTTTTGAGGCAGTTTCTGGTATGGGTGCTGGTATGAAAAAAGGTGGGCGTGTTAAGTCATCAGCCTCTAAACGGGCTGACGGCATAGCAATAAGAGGTAAGACCCGTGCCTAGCGTATCGGCAAAGCAGGAAAGGTTTATGCAAGCGGTGGCTAACAATCCAAAGTTTGCAAAGAAGGTTGGGGTTCCCCAGTCTGTTGGTCGTGAGTTCACTAAAAAGGAAGGTGGTACTGTGAAAGAGTCCAAGGCAATGATGAAGAAAGAAGTGTCTTTCATGAAGAAGAAAGGCGCTCCCAAGTCCATGATTAAGCATGAGATGGCTGAAGCCGGTATGAAAAAAGGTGGCAAGGTTAAGAAGTACGCCGCTGGTGGTTTGGCTGCTGGTCATAAGACTGCTGACGGTGTGGCTAAAAAGGGCAAGACTGATACCAAAATGGTTAAGATGGCTAAAGGCGGAAGGTACTGCTAAATGAGACCGAGCCGGGGGATGGGGATTATTAACCCATCCAAGATGCCAAAAGCCAAGACGATCATTCGTAAGGATGATCCGAATAAGGTAACTATGTACTCCAAAGGCGGTGAGTCAAAGGTGAATGAAGCCGGAAACTACACCAAACCGGGTATGCGGAAGCGGCTTTTTGAAAGCATCAAGGCTGGTGGTAAAGGGGGAGCCCCGGGTCAGTGGTCGGCTCGGAAGGCTCAGATGTTGGCTATGAAGTATAAGAAGGCTGGCGGTGGCTATAGGGATTAGATTTCCTGTTTATGACGCAAGTAAAGATGGCAACGTATTTGTTTGGATCTTAGAGGCATCAGAGGACTACAGGAATATTAGGCAACGGGAACGATATGTCGAACTTGAAAAAGCCACAGCGAAGTCTGAAAGCGTGGACCGACCAAAAATGGCGGACTAAAAGTGGCAAACCATCTACGCAGGGACCGAAGGCTACGGGGGAAAGATATCTCCCTTCCGCCGCCATCTCAGCGTTATCCCCGCAAGAGTATGCCGCCACCACCCGAGCCAAGCGAGCAGGAAAAGCCAAAGGAAAGCAGTTCGTTGCCCAACCCAAAGGCATCGCCGCTAAAACCGCAGGACACAGGAAAGTAACGTAATGGCAACTACAGGGACTACCGCTTTTAACTTAGACCTCAACAACATCGTTGAAGAGGCGTTTGAGCGTTGCGGCCAAGAGTTGCGTAGCGGTTATGAGATGCGCACGGCCCGCCGTAGCCTAAACCTGTTGACTATTGAGTGGGCTAACCGGGGTATTAACCTCTGGACCATAGAGCAGGGATCCATCCCCTTGAATCAGGCTCAGATTACCTATGCCCTGCCCAACGATACGATTGATTTGATGGACATGGTAGTTCGCACCCAGACGGGTATTGACCAAACTGACATCAATATCAACCGGATCTCCTCTTCCACATACGCCACAATCCCCAATAAAAACGCTCAGGGACGCCCGATTCAGGTATGGATTGATAGGCAAAGTGGGGCTGAAAACGTCACCGCCAAGACCCTGCAAACGACGATTACGTCGTCTTCTGATCAGATTACCCTTAGTTCCGTGGATGGGCTGAACTACGTTGGGTTTATAAAACTGGGTAACGAGACCATTGGTTACAACGAGATATCAGGGAATACCCTACAAAACTGCGTCCGTGGCGTAGATGGCAGCACCCCGGCTGGACATAACAGCGGAGCGGTTGTAACGGTGCGGAACCTTC